TGGTTCAAACGCTCACAACGTATCTGCAACTATTTCAGTTCGTGAACACGAATGGCCAGCAGTTGGTGAGTGGATGTGGGAAAACAAAGATGCTTACAATGGATTATCAGTTTTACCATACGACGGAGGAACTTATATCCAAGCACCATTTGAAGACTGTACTAAAGAAAAGTACGAAGAGCTAATGAAAACATTACATGATGTTGATTTATCTAAAATCGTTGAATTGGATGATGATACTGATTTAAGTGGTGAAGTAGCTTGTGCTGGTGGGGCTTGTGAAGTAAAATTCGTTTAATAATGAATAAGAATACAAACGGAAGGGAGGAGCCTAAAAAACTCCTCCCTTCTGATTTTTACTACAATGAACAGGGTTTAATGGTTTTTACAGAATCATTTCACGAAAATAGAGGCTTCTGTTGTGGTAAAGGTTGTTTACATTGTCCATACGAACCTAAGTATCAAAAAGGTAATACCTATTTAGTAAAAAAATAATCCAAGTATATTTATGGAATATGGCGAATGGAATTACATATGGTCTTAATTTCCCTTTTAGAGATTCTAGAAGAGGTGATTATTTAGAACTTACTGAATTAGAGGCCCAAGAAATAAAGGCAGATTTGATACACCTTTTATTAACTAGAAAAGGGAGTAGATATTTTTTACCTGATTTCGGAACAAGATTGTACGAGTTTTTATTCGAACCGTTTGACGGATTGACATTTGATGCTATACAATCAGACATAAGAGACGCTGTTCAGACTTACATGCCAAACTTATTGTTGAATCAAATTACGATTACACCCGCTGACCCAATGGAAGAAGTTGACACTATGTTAGGGGAAAACACGGTGGGAACGAGTGAATCACCGATATATAGATTTCCTGGTAAAGGAACATCAGAATACACCGCTAAAATCAGAATAGATTACTCTAACAACAAAACAACCTTTGCTCAGAGTGATTTTGTTATCATTAATATTTAATAGAAATGGCTAATCGTAAAATTTCATATACAACCAGAGATTATCAGGGAATAAGAACTGAGTTACTTAATTATTGTAAAACATACTACCCTGAGTTGATTCAGGACTTTAACGATGCTTCTGTTTTCTCTGTGTTTATTGATTTGAATGCTGCGGTTGCTGACAACTTACACTATCACATTGATAGAAGTATTCAGGAAACTGTACTACAATATGCACAACAAAGGTCATCAATTTACAATATAGCCAGAACCTATGGTTTAAAATTACCAGGTCAAAGACCATCCGTTGCTTTGGTTGATTTTTCAATTACTGTTCCCGCGTTTGGTGATAAGGAAGATGAAAGATACTTAGGTGTTCTTGCAAGAGGTTCACAAGTTACGGGAGCTGGAATTGTTTTCGAAAACATTTATGATGTTGACTTCACGTCGCCGTATAACGCTCAAGGTTTTCCGAATAGACTTAAAATACCAAACTTCAACGCCAATAATGTCTTAATTAATTATACAATAACTAAAAGGGAACTTGTTGTTAACGGTGTAACAAAAGTATTCAAAAGAGTTATTACACCAAATGACGTAAAGCCATTCTTTGAGTTGTTTTTACCTGAAAAAAATGTTTTAGGTATTACAAGTGTTTTATTAAAAAGTGGTACAGAATACACAAACGTACCAACGAGTGCCGAATTTTTGAGTCCATCAAATAAATGGTATGAGGTAGACGCTTTAGCGGAAGACAGAGTCTTTATTGAAGACCCAACAAAGGTATCGGACCAGCCAGGTATCAAAGTCGGAAAGTATATTCAGACATCTAATAGATTTATTAGTGAATATACTCCTGAAGGTTTTAAAAAGATGACCTTTGGTGGTGGTACAAACACAGCTCAAGATGCTCTTAATCAGTTTACAACATTAGGAACTACATTGGACCTACAAAGATATTCAAATAACCTATCTTTAGGTTCTGCGTTAACTCCAAACTCAACCCTATTCGTTCAGTATAGAGTTGGTGGTGGTTTGGGAACCAACTTGGGAACAAACGTTATCAATCAAATTGGTACGGTATCATTTTTTGTAAATGGTCCTTCTGAACTTACAAACTCTGCGGTTGTTAACTCACTGAGATGTAATAACGTGACTGCGGCAATCGGAGGAGCGGGATTACCTTCATTAGAAGAAATAAGAAATTACGTATCATTTAACTTTTCGGCTCAGAAGAGAGCGGTAACTGTTCAAGATTATGAGTCTATCATTAGAAATATGCCAGCAGAGTTCGGAGCTCCAGCAAAAGTTTCTATTACTGAAGACAACAATAAGATATTAATTCAGTTGTTATCTTACGATACATCAGGTAAATTGACAAACATCGTATCAAACACTTTGAGACAAAATGTTGCAACATATCTTTCTAACTATAGAATGATGAATGATTACATATCAATATTAAGTGCGGAAGTTATTGATTTAAGTGTCGATGTTCAAATTGTTTTAGATTCGGCGCAAAACTCAGGACAAATTATTGCGGATGTTGTTGATAGAATATCAGGATACTTCGACCCACAAATTAGAGAGTTAGGACAAAACGTTTATCTTTCTGAACTACAAAGTATAGTTCAAAATCAAAATGGTGTGTTGACTGTGGCGGGAATTAAAGTATTCAACAATGTCGGGGGACAATATTCGTCAGCAGAAACATCAATGGAATATTCAGACCCTGAGACCAGAGAAATTGCACCTGTCGACGATACAATCTTCGCACAACCATCTCAAGTTTATCAAGTTAGATATCCTAATAAAGATATCAGAGTTTCCGTTAAAAATTTCCAATCAGTTACATTCTCTTAATAGGTTTATTCTCGTGGGGTTTGGTTTATAATTTATAATGTGTGTATACGTACTTTAAAAATTACACATAAACTATTTATAAACTAAAGACAATACATGGGTGACTCATATAGAATTAAGACCGAACTTGGTATTAATAAGTCAATTAATATACAATTAGACCAAGAATTTGAGTTCTTAGAAATCTTATCTCTTAAAATACAACAAACGGATATCTACACAAGAAGTTGTGCGGATTATGGTGTTATAGTTGGTAGAGTCACTGCGAACAATGGTTTTGGTATTCCAAATGCGAGAGTTTCAATCTTTATTCCGATTGAACAAGTTGACCAATCAAATCCTCTTATTACAAGTATCTACCCTTACAAATCTCCTACGGATAAAAACGAAGATGGTTTCAGATATAATCTTTTACCATATGTTCAATCCTATTCTAAACACTCATCGACAGGTACTTTTCCATCAAGAGCGGACGTACTAACAGGAGACACTGCGGTAGAAATTTACGACAAATATTATAGATTCACATCGAAAACCAATGATAGTGGTGACTACATGATTATGGGTGTCCCACTTGGGGACCAAACCGTTGTCATGGATGTCGACCTTTCAGACATAGGAGAATTTTCACTCACACCTCAAGATTTAATCAGAATGGGACTTGCAACTGAAGCGCAAGTTGCGGGAAACAAATTTAGAACATCTAACGATTTGAATTCATTACCACAAATTGTTAATTTAACAAAGAATGCGGAAATATCGCCACTATGGGGAGACCCAGAAATTTGTCAAATATCAATTAACAGATTGGATTTTGATTTGAGAGATGATGCGAATGTAGACATTCAACCAACTTCGGTATTCATGGGTTCCATGTTTTCTTCTCCTGATGGTATGAGAGTTAGAAAGAACTGTAGTCCAAAAGATAATATGGGAAACCTATGTGGATTGATTTCAGCACCAGGGCAAATATTATCTGTTAGACAAACAATACAACAAGATGAGGATGGAAATCCTGTTTTGGAAGTTTATGAATTAGAGCAAGCGGGAAACGTTATTGACGGTACTGGGGCATGGCTGACAGAACTCCCGATGAATTTAGATTATTTCATAACAAATGAATTTGGAGAAAAAGTATTGTCAAATGACCCGACTGTCGGAATTCCAACAAAGGCAAAATATAGATTCAAAGTTAAGTGGTCTCAACCAAATGACCTAACACAACAAACAAGACGAGCTTATTATTTGGTTCCAAATGTTAAGGAATATGGGTGGGAAGATTCTGAAGTTGACCCAACATTTTCAACAAACCAAAACACACTAAAACAACAACAAAGTTCGTATTATTTTGGACTTGCTTGGAGTGGATACACGAATGGTTTTACGGGTACAAAAAAAACAGAAAGACTAAACGAAATTATAGATTGTGAGGACACTTTCTACGAATTCCAATTTAATAGAGTCTATACAGTATCATCATTAATTGACCAATATAAAAAAGGTGCTAAAGGTAGATTTATTGGTATTAAGGAAATAGATGATGATGAGTGCGAAAGTACGATAAATAAATTTCCCGTGAATGACGGATTTAGAAATTTTGATTTACTATTCTTCGTGTTTTCAATTCTTATGGTTATTATTCAACCAATTGGTTTAATTGTATTGACACTTGCCCATATATTACTTTGGCTCAACAACCTATTTAGAAGTTTTCTA